ACACAACTTCGGTCGCGGTCATTGCAGCGGCATGCGGTTCCGTCCGGTTGGGATGGGGGTCCCGGTCGCAGAGGCGAAACATATTCAAGAGCGGCGCGACCGGCTTGACGGGAAGGACAACCGGCCGATTCACTTCCGAGACCCGGCGAAGCAGGGCAGTTGGAAGCCGGTTTGTATCAAGGCTCGTCCGCGGTCCGCGTACTCCTCTCACCGCTCCAAGTCCTCAGCCCGGCTAACCAACGACCGGGAGAAGGTCACTTGCCCGCGGTGCCAGAAGCTAGTCGCTGCTCTACCGCCGCCCAAGTTCACGGTCCGGTTCTACCTCTCGGAAGCCGATATGCCGGGGTCAGTACTCAGCGAACCCATTGACGTTTCGGACGAGAGCGATGAGGCTATTGAGGAAGCGCGGCGCCAGTGCGAAGCTACCGGAAGGCAGTTGGAGATTGAGCCCAAGACTGACTTTCCAGGCTTCATTCTCTACCGGGACGGTACAGAAATTGGGGGTGGTTGATAATTCCGGAAAGATTTATCAAACCCCTATAGACGCAAGGGAACCGTTCTAGTAGGCTAGTCTCTAGTTCGGTTCCCTTTCTCATTACGAAGGATCACTCAGATGAAGGCTCCCCTCTCTATCGGAACGAAGGTCACGGTTGTCGATGACGTCGCCGGTCCCGTTGAAGGAGTTGTAACCGGTTACCATCGGGACGGCTCGCCGCTCGCAACGTTCAACGGCTCTCCGCCGGTCGTTCTTCACGAAGGGTTGTATGACGTAGCCGGCGCGACGAAGAGCACGGCCAAGTTCACTAAGAGCAACACCCGGCCGGTTTGCCTCTGCGACCTACGGCCGGGAATGATCGTGGTCAATCTCGATACTCAGACGTTCCGCCGGGTTCTCAGCCGGCCGCAGGACACTCGCCGGAGCGGCTACACCTACGTGAAGACAACCGGCGAGCCGGTCAACGGGTTCGGCTTCAACCAAGTCCACGTCGCCTACTAACCAATCTCAATCGGAGACCTACCGTGAAGAAGTCCGCCCCCAAGTCCAAGGCAGTGAAGAAGTCCGCTCCGGCTAAGCCGGTCGTCAAGGACCAGAAGGAAGCCGCCGCGGTTCCGGTCCATTCCAACGATCAGAAGGAAGCCGCGGCGAACCCGACGAAGAAGCGCCCCAACATCGTCTCCGCAGAAGGCTTTGCTTGGTACGGTATGTCGGGCTGGTGGAAGGACGAGTACGCAACTCTCAAACCGGCTACGCTCGCGAGCCTGCTGGAGGCGAAGAAGGCTCCTAGCAGTCGGCTCATCGACTCTCTCCGGCGAGCGGCCAACCCGCTCACGGCTCCGGTCCCGGCTAGGCCGGTCTCTCAGCAGCCAGTAAAATCGGCACCCGTAGCCGTGTCCAAGCCGTCCCCAACCCGTACTCCACCCAAGCCGGTCCGTACTGCGCCGGCTGCCGCTCCGGCAACGGAGCCGCCAGGATACGGTTGCCCAGCCGGGTGCGTGGAAGCGGAGCCGGGACAGGCCTGTCCAGTTTGCGGAGCCGTCCGGCCGCTCCCGGTCGTTCCCCTCGCAGAGGTTCGCCGGGAGACCGCGGATGCCCTAAGCCGCGCTGGTCTCTCCCGGCTCTCGGATCGCGCCGCCGGGAAGCCGGTTGCGCCGCTCCTCACACCCATCACTCCTCAGAGCAACTACGGTTACGGCCGGGTTACGGCTCCGCACCTCATCATCGAAGCTCTCGCCGGAACCGGCAAGACCACGACCCTGGTTGAGGGTCTGAAAGTTGTCCGCGGACTCCCGACCAAGTTTCAGCCGTCGCCGCAGCAGGCGGTCATTTGGGACGCCATGGCGCGGAGCCGCGGCGCTAGGTCAATTTGTTTCGCTGCCTTCAACGTCTCCATCAAGGACGAGTTGACGAAGCGTATGCCGGAAGGTTGCCAGGCCAAGACACTTCACGGTCTAGGCTTTGCGGCGGTCGCGAAGGCGGTTGGTCGGAATACCAACCTCATCGTCAACCAGAATGGCGAGAGGGTCTGCGACTATATCGCGGAGATTGTTGACAAGCCGTTCCAAGCTCTCCGGAAGGATCGACCGGAGTTTGTCTCCGCGGTCCGCCGGCTTGTTAGCCTCTGCAAGATGACGTTGACCGGAGCCCATCAGGATTCCGAGACGGAGACCCCGGAACAGTTTGAAGAAGCTCTCCACGGTCTCTGCGACCACTTTGAGATTGAGGTTGACGGCAACGATTGGGAAGAGATTGTCAAGCTAGTCGGCTCCGTTCTTGAGAAGTGCGCGAGCCTTTCTAGCTCTATCGACTTTGACGATATGCCTTGGCTGCCTATCGTCCTCAACCTTCCGATCTGGCGCAACGACCTTCTCTTGGTTGACGAGTTTCAGGACCTGAACCGATGCCAGCAGGCTCTCGCGATGAAAGCCGGCTCGCGGATCATCGGATGCGGCGATGTCAATCAGGCCATCTACGGGTTCGCCGGAGCGGATAGCGAGAGCATGCCGCGGATGTTTGGCTTACTCAGCCGGACCCCGGCCGGTTGCGAACGGCTACCGCTAACAGTCACCCGGCGCTGCGGCCGGGCAATTGTTGAGCAGGCTAAGGCTATCGTGCCGACCTTTGAGGCGCACGAGAGCAACTGCGAGGGGAAGGTTAGCCGCCGTGCTCTTGAAGGAGTCCCGTTTGCGACCGCGACAGAGAACGACAACGGGACCCGCTCCGGAGTTGAAGTGGAGCGGACCGGCTACCGCTACATGGCTCAAGACGGAGACTTTGTCATTTGCCGTACGACCGCTCCCCTGGTCAGCCAGTGCCTACGCTTCCTCAAGGAAGGTCGCAAAGCGGTAGTCCAAGGCAGGGACATCGGCCAAGGTCTCCTCAAGCTCATCGACAAGTTTGAAGTTGATACCGTTCCGGAGCTTATCACCGCGACCCACGGATGGTACGATCTAGAAGTCAAGAAGCTAGAAGCGGAGAAGCACCCGTCAGAGGCGAAGCGGATTGCCCTTGACGACCGCCGTGACTTGATCCTTACCTTCTGCGAGGACATCAAGACCGTCGCGCAGGTCCGCGAGCGGATTGAGAGGATATTCAGCGACAGCACGACAACGGGCATCCGGCTCTCGACAGTCCACCGGGCAAAGGGACTAGAGAGCAAGCGCGTGTTCATCATCCAGCCGCCGGGAGCTTCGATGCCCCACCCGTCCGCGAAGTCTCCCTGGCAGCTCAAGCAAGAGTACAACCTCAAATACGTGGCTATCACCCGCGCGATTGAGGAGTTGGTTTGGGTCTCCTAGACTTCCTAGGAGCCGGTTCCGAGTACCTAGTTGAAGAAGAAGGTTATGAAGGCGAACGAAATGAGTGCGATGTTAGACGTTGCTGGCGAGTCAGAAGTGACGGTTGCCGGCTCCAAAGGCAGGGAAGCCTACGTCATCGACAAGTTGCTTAAGGATGGTCGCTGCGTCCTCTGCTTGATGACCGAAGAGAGCGACGGGAGCGACGTTGATTGCGTGATCTATTCCGAGACAGAGCGGAGCAAGGCTTTCCGTCACCTGGAGAAGGCTTTCAACTTGCTCGACACGGCGGCTCCGGATAAGAAGTATCGCGACGAAGTCAAGCGCGAACTTCACCAGGTCCTCAAATTCATCGAATGCGACTAACAAACCGCGGAGAGGGATGGTTGATATTTGGACTATCAGCCTGGCGTGACGTCACACCCTCTCCGCATTTCCTTTCGGCTTCTATCTCACCTCACCATCGGAGACTCGGCTATGCGTTTCAAGACCTACTTGCGGCACCTAGTTGCCTACCTTTGCGACCTAGCGTTTGACGGCAAACGTCCGTTGTTCGCTACGGAAGAGGAGCTTGCTGCCGCGGCTCGCCTTCATCCCAACACCGTTTACAAGCTCCGGACCGGCCGGACGGTTGACCCCAAGCTCCAGACCATCTGGAAGATTTGCAAAGCCGTCGATGCCGACATCTCGCTCATCTCCAAGGAGATGGCGGAGCTTGCCGCCGGAGTTGAAGGCTAGTCCGATCTTTCATCCCTACTTGAAGGAGAAGCAAATGGCTAAGAAGAGACCGCCGCCGGTAGAGCTTGAAGGAGCGGAGCGCCGGCTGGTCAGCATCAGTCTCTGTCGATACGAACTAGGCCGAAAGCTCCGCGAGCTATTCCTAGGCGACTGGCGACTGCCCAGAGATGCCTACCTAGGCAAGGATGGGAAGTGGATGGAGCCTGACGACCGGGTCAGCCTTGACGATGAACTAAGGCAATCAACGGAAGAGGAACAACGGCTGTGGGAAGCCGTTCAACTCGTCCAAACCTATCTCAGCCGAGAATTCATCTAATGGTTGAGACCTTCCTTACCGCTCGCGACTGGATTGTCGCGGGTCCTGTATCCGAGATTGGAGGCGACGTGCACAAGCGCAAGATCGACTTGGCCGACGAAGTGTTCATCTTGAACGTTGGCGGTTACATAGGCTCATCGACGAGGAGCGAATTGGAATATGCCATCGCCTACGGCAAGCGCGTGCGATACCTGGAACCCACCCCACCCGCCAGCGAGGAGCGGACATGAGCACAAAATTAAATGGCGTTGAACTAATCGCGGCAGAGCGGCAACGGCAAATCGACGTTGAAGGTTGGTCGGCTCAACACGACGCCAACCACACCGATGAGTCGCTTGCAATGGCTGCGGCCTGTTATGCAACGCCCGACAGCCAGCGGCTGATGACCTATCGAATGGAAGGCGGCTCGCCTCGCTCCAAGCCATTTCGGGTTCGCGTTCCGTCCGGCTGGCCCTGGGATGGCGACTGGTGGAAGCCATGCGAGGAAGACCGCATACGCGAACTGGTAAAGGCCGGTGCCCTTATCGCCGCCGAGATCGACCGAATTCAGCGAGCCGGAGCCTAAACGTGCAACAGGGCAGGAAGCCGAAGCTGGTGCTAGGAACGCGATTCAAACATTGACAATTCCCCCAAAGCTCCTCATGCTCTCAATAGCTGAGGAGCTTCGCAGGCGGACTCCCGCCCAATGACTTCCGGTCAATCATCGGCTTGCCGCAAGTCACTGCGCCGGCTCCCAAGCCGGTTCGGAAGGCTCCTCCAAAGCCGGTCAGAAGGATCGTAAGATGATGAAGCAGGAATCAAGAGAGGTTCGGTTCAAGCAAATCGTAATCGCTCAGTTCACTACCTCTAATGGAATGAGCTATTCGACCCTTGGACTTTCAGAGAACGGTTGCGTGTACCGTTACGACCCCAAGTGCAAGGGGTGGCTTCCTTGGTCTATGAAGGAAGCTACCTGTATGGACGATCACCCCGCGGGGAGATAGAAATGACTCGTCACAAATTCAGGAAGAAGCTCCTACAGTGGACGGACAACACCGTCAACCGTCGTCAGTTCCTAGCTCACAACGGGTTCGCTCAAGAGACGATTGCGCGTTGGACTACGGCTCCGCCGGCGCGCATCGTTCATCCGGAGCCGTTGGACCCGTCGATCACTCCGGCGAAGATCAAGTGGACGGCGGCGGAAGGCTACTATGCTGCCCAGACCTACGGCTTTGCCGCGGTCAATCGCTGTCCCTACGGTCCGGCTTATCCGGGTCAAGAACAGACGGAGCCTCTCGCTTACGCTTGGTACCGTGGCTTCTGGTTTCACGAATACGTCGTCAAGCCGTGGGCGCGGTTCTTCGCAGCTCACGGAGTCGATCTGTCCCGTCAAAATCCCGTTCAGGAGATTATGAGCCATGCTACACTACCTCAACGGTAGGCTCGTCCGCTTTCCGGACATTACTGAAGAAGATAAGAAGATGAGCGAGCTACAACTACAACTCACTAAAGTCTTACAAGTGGACTTCCCGGCGGAGCTTCGTGAATTCTATGACTACTCCCGGCGAGAGGTTCTACCGCCGCGGTTCTATCGCGTTGAAGGCATCCGGCTCTACCTTCGGAGCCTTCAGCTGCTAGTTTCGTTCTCACCATTCATTGTTGAGTTTGTTCAACCGGAGACCTTAGATGTCGCACAACCCGTTCGTACCTGACCCGGAAGAACTTCCGCCAGAGGATCGGAGTCTGGCCTGGGAGTTGGAAGAGCAAGTCAGAGAGGATACTGACGCCAGAGAGGATGATGACGAGCCTTCCGCCTTCGTTAATGAGTTTGGACGCATTGAAATTCTTTAGGAGAAGTCAGACATGTGGGCATTTTGCTTCGTTGGAAACGAACCTCAACCCCTAGTCCGCTTCATCCGCGGCGAGACCGCCTACCTTTGCGAGCCGGAGAGCTTAAGGGGTCGGATGAATATGAACGGAGCGGTATTCACCGACCTACACGCGCAGTCTCTAGCCGCCGGTCCGGTCTCGCAGTACGCAGCCGTGGTACTCGTCCCGCAAATCGACCGACACGGTAAGCCACTCTAGGGCAAGCAGGAAATGGGGGTAGAGAACCGGCTTGGGTTCCTACCCAGACCCGGCAGCCGGGACAGCGCCGCGGCAATCCTAGGCAAGCCTAGGCAATCTTCCGGTCCGGCGAGCGAATAGGTAGGGGACCCCTGGAGAACCCCTATGCTTCGCCTAGCCTTTACGCTCGCCTTGGCCGCTCTCACTCTCGGCTGCGCTCGTCCCGCGGCTCCGGTCCGGTCCGATCTAGAGACAGAGGCGGAAGCCGTCGCGCTCGCGCGGGAAGCCTTGATCCAGCATCTAGGATCGGAGAGCGACAACTGGGAATTTCACGTCATTCACGTCCGACGATACGCAGAGGACAAATGGAAGGCGAGCGGCTACCTTCAAGGCTCCCCTCACGGAGTCCGTTCTTGGGAAGCGGAATATCAGTTGGAAGGCGGCTCCCTCCAGTTGCGAGTCATAGCTTTAGATAGCCAACTGATCAATTAGGTATCGCCTACCTCTTCACGCAGCGTAAGGTCCGGACAGACGCGGCAGCACGCGATTTCACCGACAGTCGTAAATTGCGTGCATTCGTTATGAACCTGACAAGTGAATACCTTAAGCCGCACGTTGCCGGAGCATGCCGGGCATTTCTCCAACCGCAGTAGTTCACCGATGTGGCGGCAGTAGCGCACCGGCTCGCAAGGCAGATATCCGCGACCTTCAGAGTCGAACATCATGGCGGGATAATCTCAAATTGAAAGTCATCCCACTCGGCAACTAGCGAACCCGCGGCATTGCGCGAGTGAGTCACGCCCATATTGAAGCACGGACAGGGCAAAACCAGATTGCTACTTAGTGTATAGATTGACGAGTCATTAACCAAGAAATCAAAATCCCCATCCGCCGTACCAAGACACATATCTTCAGTGAGCGTGAATCGAATTTCTAGACTATCGCCGGTAGCCGGGACCGTCGCGTTGTTATGCTCGTCTGTGGCATCACCGAATGAAACTCGGTAGTTCGCGCCGGCACCACCACCAAGCGGTCTGGCCATCAGTCTTATGAACGGGCAAGGACCGCCGGCAATCTCCTCTGGCGATGGAGGATGGACGCAATCGTGGGGGATGCCAAGAGCGTCCGCACTGCCGTCAATCCCATAGCCAATGGCGATTGTAGCAACCTTGTCGTTGAAATAAATCTTCGCCTTCAATTTGAGGATCGTACCCGATGGCAGAACACCCTGACCAGGAACCTCATGCACTCTCGCTACGGTGCAACTGTTGCTGGTGGATTGTAGCCGACCACTGACTGCCGAAGCGGAGCCGTGAACATTGGTCCAGCCGCCATCGAGTGAACTGAAATCATCTGGACCGTAATTGCCGCTAGGAGCGCCTTCGCACGGCCCACACGAGCAAGGGTCAACACAGCAGCCCATCCAAAGGCTCATTAGGTCTCCCAGCAACCAACGTACCAGAACGGTCCGAACCGGTTAGCCGTCGCCCACTTGTTCGCGGTATAGGCGACTCCCAGTGCCTTGACGTTGGTTAGATCGAAGGTCGAATCAGCTTCGGTTGAGCGATGATACAGATCAAATGTTCCAGAGGAGCCTTTGGCCAGGTTGGTCGTTCTCTTGACGATGTATTGCGTGTCTCCATTGAGAGCAAGATATACAGTGTCAGGAACCGGGGTACCCTCTCCGCCTTCGATAAGGACGCACGGATAATACTTGCCGTGAGTCGCAAATACTTGTCCCAAGTCGTCGTCATGGAAGTCCGCGAACCGGACCTTGACCGCATCTCCAATCGTGGTCATCACTCCTTCAACCCGGCGACGGACCCGGCCGGGATGGTAGCCGCTTGCATCGGGCGCTAGGATATCTCCGATGGTTGGAGAACCGCTTGTTTTCCAGACCTGGACAAACTCTATCGGCAGGCTGAGGGAAAACGGAAGCGTATCCGCGAGACCGCCAGCTGATAGCAGTCCTCTCAGTCCGCGCTGCTTTGACTGAGCAGCATCCGCTCGCGCGAGGCGGAGAAGCCGGCTTGCGTTATCCCGGTTGAATCCGTACAGAGGACCAGCCACGAGCCTATCCCTTGATGTCGCAGAGAACTTGAGTAGAGCCGAGACAGCCGATGACTGCCGTGGCGGTCGCGGAGTCATTGGTTGCGATAATGACTAGGATGTCGATGACGTCGCCTGGACTGAGAGTTGTGACGACCAGAGAGAAGTCCTTGTCAGCGAACACCAGGCTGTTAATGGTGACCGCGGCTCCAGTATACAAGTCAGTCCCAGTCTTGAGCGTGTTCTTCGCGCTTTTGAATACTTCCACGTCCAACGTAGCCGAGACCGAAGCAACCGTTGTCTTCATACCGGCGGAGAATCTTAGTGTTACACTCTCACCAGCAACGTACTCTGGGGGAAGGGTGAACGTCGCTCGCGCCTTGCGGGTTTTGGTAACGTTCTTCACGTCAAGGGTCTGGATGGACGGAGCGTCAGTGCCGTGGACGCCGCCGACCAACGCCAAGTCATCGTCCGAAAGGGCAGTGGCCGCTAGGTCCGTAGCGAAGGCATCGAATATTTTCCATTCGCTGAACGGAATGTCATAGACCGCGTTGTTATCCTGCTGTATCTCGCTCCGGGTCCGCGGCGGAAGTAGAGCACCGCGGATAATCGCGTCACCTTGAATATCTACGTTGGACGGGATAGCCATGGTATCCATTTGTCAGTTCCTATAGACGGAGTTGGTCAATATCAATACCTAGGTCTCTGAAGTCCGCGGTTACGAGCCGGTTGAATTTCAGGAATACAGGTTGAGCGCCGGCTGCTAGTTTACCGCCTGCTGCATCCAGCTTGCCGATAATCCGCGAGCCTTGGGCGGTGAAAGGCTTGTCCACTCCGCCTTCCCGATAGAAGGAGCCGCGGTTCATGATAATCTCCTTCCATCCCTCTATCACGTCTGGGATGTTAGGAATCATGAACTTGACGACGTATTGGACCTGGCGGAACCGCGCCCCTTGCCAGACCTCAGCTGCGTCCTCAGAGTCTCGGATACCGGCGATGGCGGCTGACTTAGCCGGGAATCCCCAAAACGCATTCTGATTCGTCCGGTTGGTAAAATTCAGTATGGTGTTGGGTGAGAATGTACGGCGGTATGTGTTGATGTTAAGGATCGCAATCACGTACTCCGTAGTGAGTTCAAACGGCTCGCCTACAGAGTTGGCAACTGCGTCGCCGGTCACAACATCCTTGGTGAAGAGTATGTCGCGGGTTTCAAAGTCCCAATTGTACTTGACCCGGCGCATATCCGGCGGCTGAGTCTGGTCTTGGCTCGTCTGCTCGTCCATCTCGGAAGAGTAGCTGAGACTCAAGTGCCATAGGGTTCGGTTGCTATCGTTTCTTACCGCGGTCCGCGATTTTAGACCGCAGGAGCCTAGCCGGCTTCCGAGAGCTAATGACGAAGGAAGTCCATTCAGGATAGTCTCCGACAGAACTATCTCCTGTCCTGGCGTCTCAACCTTGTAACGATCCTCTGTAGTTGTCGTCACGCGACCGGTGCTAAGGTCCGCAACCTGAGTGGTCTGCGGATATCCCGGCTCGCGTCCGATAATCCAAGTCATCAGACTGCTTCCTTGATCGGCGGCGCTGCCAACTTGGCGTTGATCTCAGTTAAGAGCTTGTTAGCTTCCTTCGCCTCTTCGGTCTGCTTCTTTGCTTCTTCAAGTTGCTTCTCAGTGACCGGCTTCTCCATACCCGCGCGGAGAGCTTCGATAGAGCCGGCGCGAATCGCTCCGATAGATTGGGGAGTTACCTTCTCAACGTCAGCGATGTCGCGAGCCTGCGCGCGGAGAGCCATCAGAGAGCGTTGGTAGGTCTCGTCAGTCATTCCGCCGCGGCGACGGAGCGATGTCAACTCTTCCAGGTCCATCCGAAGTTTTTCGGCCGGAGTCCTGCTGGCCATGAAGGCTTTCTCTTGCGCGCCAAACAACTCGTCCTCTTGTTTGCGGCGCATCTCTTCCGCTTGACGCTGACCTTCCGCGAGTCCCTCAAGATTCCGTTTGTCCAAGGCATCATGTTTCGCCTTGTCTGCCTTCGTCGCTCTCTCCTTCGCGTCAGCGAGCCTCTTAGCTCTCGCGGCTTCTCTTGCGACTTCCTTTGCGTCCTCTTGCTTTTGAATCTCTCCAACGGTCTTGACTTTGTCTTTGTTTAATCCGTTGAGACGGTCTTGAGCATTCTGAGTCATACCGCCAAGCCGAGTACCGGCAGCGCCGGATGGTTGAACGAGTCCGCTCAAGCCAGAAGCTAAATCGGCTTCCCTGAATCCAGGCAGCCAAGGTCTCATCCAGGCCGGAATTGAATTGCCTAGTTTGTTGGTAGCTCCGGCGATGCCTTCAATTTCATCAACTAGAGCCGCCGTTGTGAAGGCAATAAGTTGGATTGTATCGCGGAGTCCCTTACCTTGGTTGTTCGCATCAGAGAGACCGTCAGTCATATCTCCGAAAACATCCTTGACGAGCGGCGCAAACTCGGAAGCCAGCAGATCGAATATGGATTGGATCAAAGTAGAGAACCGGCCGATTTGGTCGTTGGCTTCTTCGATGGATTTGAAGTCGATGAACTCTGCTTGGGACAGATGCTGTTGATCAGCTACCAGCTTCTGAATCTCCTCTCTTCCGGCCGCGAGCATGGGGGCTAGTTCTTCACCGCCTTTGCCTAGGATACCCTTAGACAGAGCAAGCCTCTCATCGACGTTCTCCACTTGCTCCATCGCATCAGCAACCTTCATCAAGGCATCGAACAAGCTCATGCCTGAAAGCTCTTTGGCGGAGAGACCTAGCCTCTTCATAGCGTCAGCCGCCGGACCCTTACCAGTCATTGCAGCCGTACCGATGTTGACTCCGAACTTTTTGAAGGCGGCGTCAAAGCCTTCCGAAGCAACTCCAGCGATGTCCTCTGCTGCTCTTCGGAGACCGATCAACTGCGCCGGGTCCACGCCCAACAGCCGCGCCTTCTTCGCGGTCTCGTCAAGCCTCTCCATCGACTCCATAACCTTGCCGGCAATATCGTGAACAGCCTGGAGACCCGCGCGAGCAACTCCGGTCGCGACGTGGAGAGCTTGGAAGGCGGCGGATACCGGGTCAATAACAATCCCCATCCGGCCTAGAACGTCCGTCAAGACCTTGGACGTTGTAGAAGCCGGAGTCATCTCCGCTCGCATCTGGGCGATAGAGCGTTGAATGACGGCTGCCTTGTCGGGGAATTTCTCCGCGAGCGATTCCAGATGCGCAATCGCGGCTCCGTACTTCTCTGCTGGAGTGATTGAAGACAGGAAGGCATCTTTGAGTGTCTTCAACTCCTTCCGCGAGCCGGTCAGACCCTGCGTGAAGTTGGAAGTGTTCGCTACGATCTGATAGGCAAGAGTGCCTACTGTGGGCATCAGCGACTCCTTAACCGTTGCTTCCAGGCATCCGCTAGGCTCGTCCCGCTCGTCTGCTCTTTGAGAGTCTCGCGGTTGTCTTCATTCGGAATTAGAGATTGGGGCGTAATTAGGCGGCTTTCGTCCGTGACGTTGGTGTTGTGAATCTTCGCCGCTATCATAGCCGCTTGCTCCCAATCGTCCCCCCACGGCTCTAGCCTGTGGTAGGCAATCCACTCGTCAAGTAGTCGCGGCTGAATTTCGCTCAGCCACTTGTCAACATCCAATCCGTACTTCGCGCCTAGGCTTGTTGACCGGAAGAGGAAGAAGGCGAATCTTCTGCGCTCGTTCCGCCGAAGTTTTTTAGCAGTTCCTCAATCTCCTGCCGGAGACCGCAGTGTTCTCTAATCTCCTTCACCAGAGGCTCGATGACAATTGTGTCGGCTCCGAAGAGACCCTTGAGATCAGTCGGCTTGAAAAGCGGCTGCTGGAAGTTCTCGCTTGACGGGTCCGCTCCGCAGACCGCGGCGAGCACGAGCCGACAGTTGCTCATCCGCATTCCGTCCCGGCTGAGACCGCCCTTGTTTGCGTCGATGTTCTCAACGTCAATCTGGCTGTATTCGGATTCAAACAACGAGCGTATGAGAACTTTCTTGCCGTTCCAAAGGCTCGTCTCTTTGAATCGGCGGGTTGGGGCTAGGAAGTCATTGCGATCAGCGTACATTGGCGACTTTCGGAAGAGGGGAATGAACCAAAAGTTAGGCATTAGGCGGTCGTGAGCTTCATAACCGCGACCTGAAGAGAGGTCACTGCGCTGTAAGTCAGGTTGACCTTGCTCTGCGTATCGTTGTACATCGGCGGGAAAGGTCCGATGATTCGGAACTCGCCGGCCGGAACCACGACCTGTTTGGCGGCGACGGTCTGCCCATCCGGAGTTGACTGGATGACCATGCTTAAGGTCTTGGACGCAACGTCACCGTTCTTGAGGTAGAGAAACTCAGTCCCGGTGTTAACAAACTTATCTCCGCCGCCGGCGCAGTTGGAGAACGTCGGGTTGAGTCCTGCGCGGTCCACTGTCTGGGCTGCGATATCGGCCACGAGCTATCTCCTGTTTTAATTTGTCGATCTGCGCCTTGGCCTTTGCGAGACCAGCGGCAAATTTCGATAGATCAGCGGTAATGATCATTGAATCGGAACGTCGCCGGAGACTCCTTCGCTACTCACGACAATCTCCGTGGAGCCAAGATAGCCGTCAAGCGGCTCTCCGAACGGCGCTGGAGGCGTGTCGTATCGAGAACACTCCATGTCCTTCGCCTTCATCGCCTCCAATACTTCCTTGACGATGTCTCCGGCCGGTACTCCCTTCTCCGCGGCGACTTCAAATAGGACGTTGATGAACGACAGGTATTTGCCCGGCTCCCGGTCCCGGCCGCAGTAGATGCCGACCTGCTTGCCTTCGCAGTACACCAAGGTCTGGTTGTGGTCAATTGCCCGGCCGTTGGGCAGCAGACCTAGGTGCGGCTTCAGTTCAACCTTGAAACTCATAATGGTCTCCTAGAAAGGATGTTGCGGAAGGAGCCTAAGGCGCTAGGACTCCGGAGTGAACGTGGGACCGGTGTTGCCGTCAAACCGGAGAACCATGTTGGCGACGTTGAGTTGATTCCGCTGAAGATTCGGAATCTTGTCAAATGACTTCACGTAGCCGCTCCCGGCGATGTTGCAGGGAGAGGCGCTGCCGGTGTTCTCCTTTGGCGGAGTGATCGTGATCGTTTGAATCGCTCCGATGACCGGCTGGGTCGATGTCGGGTTATAACGAACTACGCAGGCGATGTCCTCATAGACCGGGTTGTCGCCGGGCAAGAACTTCGCCGGGTTTGGGCTCGCGTTATCGAGCGTGTTATTGTCCACGTCCTCAATCCCGGCTCGCACGGCACCGACTTCGCGGTACGAAGCGGAGAAGCCGCCGGAGAGAGTCAGTGTTGCGCCTACGCCAGTGTCACCAGGCATGGTGGTCTCCTAGGTATTGTAAATGACTAAGAAGTCCTGACGGACTGAACGCATCCAATCGTCACTACCGTCCTTGGGTTGATCTTCGTGCTCAAAGGGTCCTATCTCTAGGCTAACCTCTCGGATGTCGCAGCCTTGGATATTGCCCTTGAGTAATGAGTGAAGAGCATAAATCCGTATCCGCTCCGCGATTACGTCCGCCTTCGATACGTCCTCTCCGTAGGCTTGGATCGCAACTCGCGCCTTGAAATTCCTTGACGCATCATTCAACCATTCCTGCGGAACATTACCAACGACCTTGACGAGTATCGCAGGCGGCTTGTCCAGCTGCTGGAGGACTCCCGGCCGAATAACCTGCGTAAGGTTCGCGACCTGCGGTGTAGCCAACAGATGAAGTCGGATTGCTTCGCGGACCGCTATCAATTTTTGTTCCTTTGTCGAGCAAGGCGGCGGACTTCGCGGTCAACTCCAGACTTGATCTCTTCGGTGAACTTCGATGCAATGAAACTTTCGGCAGACAAGGCGACACGAGCCGCGATGTCGAAGGCAATCGGCTGATTCGGATGTCGCGGCTCCTTTCCCCAGGAAGGGTGCGAGGAAGCCGTGACGTATAAGTTCACTAAGTTACCGGCAGGCCAAGCCGGTCCGACCACGCCCACTTCCATTGAGGAATAGGCTCCGATCTTGACGATGACTGTTTGGTGTAAGTGATGTTCAGGACGGCCAGCCTGGGTAGTCTTACTTTGTTTGTCTCGCGAACCAGTCATCTCGCTGTTGAGCTTCTCTTCTAGCTCCGCGGTCAGATAGGTTTGATAAATCTTTCCGGTCTCGCGGATAGCCCTAACCACTACCTTGTTTCTCAGCTCAAATGGAATCTGAGCTAGGAAGGAATCAGCCGCATCGAATGCTTGCTGATCGACATGAACCCCTACCTGGGTTGCGCCTTGCGGACGGTTTGTGCTAAGGAATCCCACTAGCTGGTAAGCTCCTTAACCCCAATCACTATCTCCCGTTCTAGTCCTTCCATATCGAAGGCGCTGACCACGTTGAGCTTCCGGTCTCCTAGCCGGAGCCGCATATTGGGAGTGATCTTCTGAGTCCGCGGCGTACTCACGACCGTGACGACCCCGGTGACTCCTGCCTCCATCTTCATACCGCGCTGAGTCTCGCCGCCAATCACCGCCTCAAGGCTCGCCGGGACTTGGACCATACCGGCAACCACAACCCAGTCGTCATCAACGTTTAACGTAAGTTGCCCGTTGACGCTGTTTCCGTTGTGCTGTTCTACGGAGACCGTGTACCGCCGCTCGCCAGAGGACTTCACCGATACCTCTCCTGCTTTAAGGATCGAACTAGGGCACGGTAGCTTTGCTCTATCTCGCTGCTAATCGTCCCCACAGCTACGGACTCTCGGTTGCGGAACCAATGCCCTAGCAGCAATAGGACGGCCATAACCGCAGCCCGCGGAACCGCCGCCCTTTGCGTCTCTACGTCTACCGTCGCGAGCGAGTAGCCGGCTAGGAGCGTGAAGGAGAGCGGCCAAGGCCGACTCGCGGCGAGAGTCGGCAGAGTAGTCGTATTGCTTGCGAGGTAGAGCCTTGACCGGAACTTCTCCCGAACGACTTCAAAGAAGTCCTCATCAACAACTTGCGGGTTCCCACTGCTGTCGAAGTAATTGATAGCGCTAACAGCCTGAACCGGATGTCGCTGAAGATCGATGCCGCCGGATAGCTCCAACCAGTCGCTCGCCTTCAATATGAAGGTTTGCGGCATGAGGACTTGATTGATATCGTTCTCGACAAACTCGCGAGCCGATGCAATCACTCCCTTCTCAGTTCCGGTTCCGTCCAACCACTCGTCAAATACGGTCTCAGCCACCTCAACTCGACACTGACGTTTGACGACTTCCTTAGTCACCGGCTCATGTACCGGTCCGGCCGTTCGTTCTATTGAGTAGGTCGTCATGGTTATAAGAAATCAGGCCCATAGGGCGCGGGTTAACCTATGAGCCTGAAAGGTAAGCCGTTGTTTGAGTAAGGTCGCGACGGCTTACTTGTTCTTTGGAGTCTCCTTCTCCGCCTTCTCCGGCTCCTGAAGTTCAGTCGGCAGATTGGTCAGCGCCTGAATCTCCGTCGCCTTACCGTTCTCTTCCTTCACGGTCATGAGGAAGTGGTCAGGCTTGAGCGAGTTGCAGGAGCAGACAACGCCATCGAGAATGACGTGCGAGTGCTTGTCGAGCGTCAGCTTGGTCTCGTGCTTTCCGTCTGCATCGACGTGAACAAGCTCCCTCTTCTCAGGATCGAAGGACTTAACCTTGCGGAAGGTCACTTCACTCGCCTTGGGGGTGGGATGGGGCATTGGGGTTCTCCGTTAGGGTGTTAGGTCTCGCAGCGACTCCGCGGCGAGTTTACTTGACCTTGGCGGCGGACGGTCCTGCGGTCTGCGGCTCCCCCGCCGTTCCAACAACTTCAACGATGCCCTGCTGGAGGGCCATCTTCAAGAAATCACCATCGTGAGGAAAGCCGGCAATCTCGCCAGCGTTGTACGGCCGTGACTTCTTCAGAAACCTCACGACAACCTTCTTGGATTCGTTCTTTGCCATTGTGGCGACTCCTAGAGAGATGACAAGCCGCCTGAAAATCAAGCGGCGTAGGGTTACGGCCGGAGACTACTCAGAAGTGATCTCATCGGCGGAAGCCTGCGGCGGGTTCTGATGACCGCCGAAAGCCGCGATGCAATTGATGACTGCCGTATCCGTCGCGCCGGCATCCAAGTCGGGAAGCGCCTGAATACGGACTGCATTGGCGGTTGCCGGGATGCGCGTCAAGTCGAGTCCGACCTTGAGGCAGCCGTGAACCGTACCGCCGCCGGCGCTGATCAAGACGGTCGCGTGAGCGATGTTCGCCTTGTTGACTGCGCAGCCGTTCGCAACCGTTACATCGAGCCAGTTGGAGCCGCCGTCAACGGAGTACTGTAACGTGGTCTCCACGCTGAGCTTCTTCGTTGCCGTCAGAACCGCCTTGCAGTAGATGAGGAAGGCGACGGACTGGGGACGAGCGTTGAGCATTGCCGCAGTAACGAGCGACAACGTCAAGCCGTTGACTTCCGTATTGTCTCCGCCGCCAGCCGCGGTCAGAGTCGTGTTCGCGAGAGCTGCGCGGGTCAGAATCACCTGATCCAAGCTCCGCATCGTACCAAGTCCACTCATGTTTTATCTCCGAAGTGATTTGAAAGAGAAAGAGAACAGTTGGGCCTTTGTTCTAGGTCCAGGTCACTCCGGTGAGGACAGACACCGCTTCCGGGTGACGCACGATCAAGTCGTCATTCATGATCAGGCGAATGACTGTTTGGTCGAGCGAGAAAGCCGCCTGGACGTTGGAGCCGTCGTGATAGGCGGCAACGTTGCTGATCTCGACTTCCACGCGCGGGTCTTGGGCGATGATGACATCGCTGAAGGCAGCAAAGTACACTTCGGTCTCGTTGGAGCCGCCGCCCAAGTTCTCCGGAATAAGCGACGTGACCGCATAGGGGAATCCCTTGAGCAAGCCGTCGTTCATCTCCGGATAGGCGCGATTGCCGTTGCCATCGCGGAGCGTCATCAGATAGCTCCACGTGCGCGGGCTCATCAGCCATCCGACCGAATTCATACCCACCACGTCGCTCTGAGGCGGGACTCCGTTTTGCCGCGGGATGCTGAACACGTTCGCCGCGAGCAGGTTGGTGATGAGCAGGTTGAGGTCCTTGTCAACCTTCGTCAGGTCCGGAGTTGCGGTCATCGTCTCGACTTGACCGGCTGGAGCCCAATACCGGAGACCCTTGGGGGCATTGCCGGTTCCGTCATCGCGGATTTGAGCTGCGTCGCGAGTCTGCGCCGCGGCTCGCACCATGTCGTTCCGGACCGTGATATCAGCGGACGGGACCGCATACCGGAGAAGGTCGTTGCTCATCGGCACCATCACGGCCAGCTTGTGAGCCGCCGCCTTGACTTGGCCGCCGGTCAGCTGGCTGATCGGGATGTTGACCGATTCTCCGATATACGCCGCAGTCGCTCCGCCGGTGATCTTCGGAAGAGTCAGAGTGCCGTTGACGAGCGGCATCTGGGTCACTCCCATCGACATCACGACGGATATTGGCCGGAGAAGTTCAATCATCTCCGCAACGTAGTTCTCCGGAATCCAAGCGCCACCGGCTGAGAAGTTACTTGCCTCCATGGCCGTGCGAACCTGCGGATGATCTTCCAGAATCTTCATCGCAATGTCGCGCTTGCCGATGCTGAGAGCACCGACGGCGCGAAGGACTTGCGCCATACGAATACCGGGAGCAGGCGGACGGACGCGAATGACTGTCTGCGACTTTCCGCCGCCAACCTTCGCACCACCGGCTCCGCCTTCCTCTTCGTCCTCTTCCTCTTCCGGATCAGTAGCCGTCGTCACCGGAACCGCAACGCCAGCGCTCGCGCCGTAACGTCGCTGATTGTCCGCCGTCGCCGCTCGCCGGTCCGCCCAAACCTTCTGCTTGGCTTCCAGAGCGCTGATTTCGGCGTCCAGCGCCTTGATCTGCGTCTCATTGGCTTCGTACTCGCTCGTGATCTGCTCATCAGTGAGCTTTCCCGGCCGCTTGTCGGTATCGTCCGGATGCTTCTCCATCATCGCAATCAGATCGGTGTTGCGCTCATTCAGCTTGGCTCGCTGTTGACGCAACTCGTTCAACTTCTTCATACGTGTTTTCTCCTTGAGTCGTGAATCGGCTCATCGAGCCGCATAACAGCGGCAAGCTATCAACCGCCGAATTCTACGCGAAGGCTTAGCAAGTCGTAAAGACTTCCTAAGAAATTAGCGTAGCACCCCCCGCCAGGCGAGTCCCACCGCTGAGCGGTGGACGATTACGGCTGGCGACTATTTCAGAGGCTAGGTCAGGTATTCCTAGCGCAGTGCCCTCAATGCGAGGTATCGCGATGTTGCTTAGATAGTCCTGAGATAGGTCGATGCCCCAACCCCGTCGGCCGTTCGCGAGAGCTACACACAAGGTCGTTCCGGAGCCGACAAACGGGTCTAACACTAAACCGCCTACGGCTGCCGCGGCGCAATTGCAACCCGGCTCCCAGCCAAGAGTCCTGTTCACGACTCCGGCAACGCTATTGGCGCAGACGTTGCCTGTACCGGCCGCTCCGCTCCGCTTCACAAAGTCGTTGGGGCGCTTCCGCTTCACAGTCTCCTTCGCGACCTTCCGGCGGTACGGAGACCCGCAACGACCACAGACCTTCTCAGGACAACCGGCTAATAGCGCAGGCTCAACTAGCCTCTGGGGGAAAGGAGCGAAGTGAGCGCCCTCAAACGGCTCCTTGGCTACGGTCCAGACTGACCGCTTGTTGGCCTTCGCCCCAGCGGTCTCCCTTGAGTCCTCTTGAATCGCGACGTGATCAAAGTAGTATTCCTTCCAACCGTCCTTAGAGAACAGGAAGAGATACTCATGAGACGTCACGCAGCGGTTCGCGACTGGCGACGGCATCGGGTCCGGCTTGCTCCAGATGATGTCCTGTCGGAGCGTATAGAGCCGTTGAAGTTCTATTGCGACTCGCCAAGGCAAGCCGAGTAGCTCGCCATCCAGATACTTGTCGCCTAGGTTCAGCCAGATGGTTCCGTCATCCCGTAGAACCCGGTTCAACTCTTTGAATATGGTGAACAGACTCTCAACGTAGGTCTCCGGCTCCTCTTCGGCTCCGATCTGCTCGTCAACTCCGTAGTCTCTCTGACCCCAATACGGCGGAGACGTGATGATACAATGAACGGAGTCAGTTGGCAGCCGCTTTGCTATAGCAAGCGCGTCGCCTTGATAAAGCCGAGTCTGTCCCGGTCCGTTCCAAAACGGCTTAAGCGCGGGTTGAGGCACTTGCATCCTTCTTCTTCATACCACTGAGACGGGCAATCTCAAGACGAGCCGAGAGCTTCACGCGCTTCATCGTCTTGACTTTCGTCCCGATGACCGCATCCAACGAGTCAACCATACCGTCGATGAGACCCGCGGCAACGGCTTGAGTAGCCGTCAGCATACGACCGCCTCCAAAGTTGTCAGCGACGTACTTCTTGGACTTGCCGCGGAACTTCGCGACCGCGGCTTGAAACTCGTCAGCGATATCTGCGACGTGCTGTTGGTAGTGCGCTTTGGATTCCTCAGACAAAGGCTCCAGCTGATTAAAGTCCGCTTTGCGCTCCGGACTTCGCATGATCGTGTTTGTGATGCCTAGACTGCTGTAGTACTGCGACCAGTCGGAATGGAGCACCAAAGCGCCAATAGACCCGACTTGGCCGGAGCCGAGAGCGTAGAACTTGCCGGCCGATGCCCCTAGCCACAGCGCCCCGCTGGCCGCGAGCGGATTGGCCACCGCTATGGTCTCCTTCTTGTCGCGTGCGTTATAGATGTCCCGCGCAAGCTCCGGAGTCCCGGTGTAGAGACCGCCGGGAGAGTCGATGTCGAACACGATCCGGGTCACGGTCTCGTCCGCCAGGAGCCGGGCAAAGTCCGCGCGGATGGCCATGCTGCTCGATAGATAGCCGTAGTCTGACCAGATGGACGGTCGATAGTCGATAGCATTGTGTACTGGGATAACGGCCGTATCTCCGGCGACAATTGCCCGCGAGCGGAACTCAGACTGCACAATCATATTGTCGTAAGCGCCGCCGTACTCTGTCTTGTTCTTTCCGCCTTCCTTCCGATCCGCCGCGGCTCGTTGCCGTTGGTAGTCGGCTTGAATCGCGGCAAGGTCAAAGGTCTGCTTGCCTTGACGAAGATCAACCCATTCAGAGAGAGCGGAAGGCTCAATCACCATCAGACCGTCGTGTCGCATCGGGAGTCTCCTTGGTAGGACGGAAGTGTGTGGTCATCTTCCGTCGATTGTCTTGGGCAGTGATCTTTCCGCCGCCCTGAAAAGCCTTAATCATTAACAGAACCAACATGCGCTCGTCCTCAGACTCCGGCTCCATAGTCGTCTCAAGGGTCTCCGGAACGTAGGTGACGATCATGCGTGACCATTCCCGGCTAGAACTTCTTTGACCATAGCAGCGACCGCCGCTTTGTCGAACCGCGGCTGTTGTACGTTCTCTCCGCCGCCGGAGCTTCCGCCACTGCTGGACTGCTTGGACTTGATACCGGCTCCGCTCACGATGTCCTTGAGCGTAGCGTAGTTGAGCGGCGCTAGGCGAGCCGTCCCAAGACCGTCCTCCATCGGGTTCATGTTCAGGTCCCTCTGACGGATTTCATCGCCGGAGAGAATACCTGTCTGCCGATAGATGTTGCTCAACTCGGCTTGGGTCTTGGGGTCTCCGCGGAGTAGCGCCTCAAGAAGGAACTCAAGGAACAACGAGCCGGTCGTTGGTACGTTGTCGAGCACCTGGAGCTTGATAGCCTTCTCAAAGCGGCTCGCGAGCGGCCGGATGCCTAGCATAATGAAGTGCTTGAGCATTGCCTCAACCGTCTGAAATTTATAATCCTCAAAGATTTGGACGATGGCAGGCGGAACGTTATAGCCGCGGCAGATAGCCTTGGCGCTGAAGATTCTCGACTCCAGCGCTTGAACGTCCGACGGAGTGAAGTTGAGCTTGACCCAGTCGGCATCCTTGTCCCAAAGGATTCCGACCTTGTTCCAGTTCTCGCGCCCCTGATGCATCTTGTTGATGTCGGAGCGGAGACCCTTCCGCTGATCTTCGTCGTCAAGGTAGGGGTGCTTGATAAAGCCGAGAGGGATTGCGCCGTTGGCGAACATGCTTGCGGCGTAGTCAGTTTGGTCGATGTCCAGACCAATCTCGCGAGCCATCCGCTTGATCACTCCGCAAGCCGTGAGTCCGTTCTCCGTATCCCAGCCGACGATATTCAGAACCTCATCGGAGCCGACCATATACGAACGGCTGCCGCCGGACCCGCCGCAGTAGTCATCGACCCAGACCCGGTAGTACACTTCACCCGGATAGTAGCGACCGCCAGGCGCAGGTCTCGCCGGTTCACAGAACACTTCATATCGCGAGTTGTGAACCGGCCAGAGCGCGATAGGCAGGCCGGCTCCGTTGTACTCGATGACGTTGAGAGAGGAGCCGCGGTTGATCACGCGAGTAGCGTTGAGACCGTACCAAGAGATTGAGTCCATGCGCGGGTTCGGCTGGTCGTGGAGCAGCGCCCACATTGGGTTCTCTCTCGCCTTCGTCCGGGTCTCAAGGTCTTGAGACTCCATCACGACAGCCGGGAGCGTGGACAAGGTCTCGCTGAGAGCGCGGGTGCAAGCGTAGGCGGTGCTTGACGCCATTGCCGTCTGCTCGTTGACTTGAGTAGCAGTAGCCCCGCTCGCGCCCCAACCGGTAACTCCCTGCCACCATTTGTCTTGACCTAGGGATATGATTTCACCTGTGTGGAAGGCGAAGTCACCGCGTAGGAAGTCCAGAAGTGCTTTCATTTTTCCCAGGCTCCGGTTTGCGGCTGAGTATTCCTAGAACAGCGCTCACTACGGCAACGGTCATTAGACCTAAGCCGCCTATAGTCAGCGCTGCTATCGGAGACCAAAGCCACAACCCAATGATCAGTAGAACGAAACCAAGGACAAACACGGCGATGTTCGTCACGTCCATACTCCAGTGCCTTCACCGCCGCCGTAAGGTCCGCCGCTCTTGAGGCGAGCCGGAGCATAGTAGGCTTCAGCAAAGGCCATAATCAAGGAAACAACCGGGTCAATCTTATCAACGCTCCGCTCCCGATCCGGCATAAGCTCTCCGCGCGGGTTCCGCTTGAGGACTAGGTTGTTGACTGACCAAGTAAGCAGACCGGCATCCTTTGGATTATAGGCGAACAGTCCGCGGCGGATTACTCGCAGCCACTCCTTGATCGGCTCGTTGTACAGATAGAACTGTTGTATGTGTTCCACCGCGCCAAATCTAGCCTTCTCTAATCCCTGTAACAGCTGGAGCGCATTGCGAGGGTCCGCCCGAAAGCTCTTGACTCTCAGCTGGCGACCCATCCTGATAACCGTCTCTTGAAACGTCGCCATGTCAATAACCGGACCGGGCATCAGTCGCAGCTGCTCCGCTTCAACCCAACCGCGGTACGGCTCCTGAGTTACCGGTAGCTTCCCCTCAGTCGGCGCGAAGGAGACGGAGAAGCATTCAAACCGATACCGCTCCACCTTCTTGCTCTGGGGGGAAGAGGCAGCCATGTAGTCGCTCGGCTCCGCCGGCTCCGGCTTCTTCGTCTGCCAGAGCCCACCGGGTCCTCTCTCTAGGCCGGGAGTCGCGGACCCGCTCTCATCGACCGGCTTGTTGTACAGCGGGTGAGTCTCTTCCAAGGCGAACCTCGCAACGAAGGAGACTGAGCATAGGTCGTCACGCTCGCCTACGTCAATCGCTCCGGCTATCGTCTCTGCTTGAGCCCAGTCGGTCAGAGACCCCGCGCAACGAGCCCAAACCTCACGAGTGAGAGCCTTGTTAAAGCTACTCGCCTTGAGGTTGCAGTTGTACCGTCGGAAGTCCTGCTTGAGTTCATTTGAGAGTTTGGCATCAGCCGCTCTCTCGCGGAGATAGGCGAGTGTAGGTGTTGCTGGGTAGTTGGGATTGGCCTTGGCCCAGACCTTCTCATCAAAGATGTCGTCGCCGGGAAGGAGACCGATGCCCTTACAGTTAGGGCAGTTCAGGTCCGCCATCGCTCCGCCGTTCATACAAGGGCAGGCGGTCTCGGCATCTAGCCGCGCGATGAATACGAACCGGTTGTCTGCTAGATGCTGATCAGACTCAACCGCGGCTTCTAAGCCGTTGATGTACTGCGGCTCTAGCTCGTTCCACACGTCACTCTGGTCGTCACCGGCCGTAGTGATCATCAGGATGAGCGGCTGTCTACGGCTTCCCCCAGAGGTAATGATAGTGCCGAAGAACTTGCGGTGCTTCTTCTTATTCCATTCGTGTAGCTCGTCAAGGATAGCTCCGGACAGATCGTTGCCGTCAGAGGTATTTTTGTTTGAGCCGATAGCCTTGATGCTACTGAACGGCTGCTTCGTAATGCCGGCGCTTTCAATGCTGTACTGATAGACCTTCGCGTGGTCAATAAGCGCCGGAGACGAAAGCACCATCTGCGTCGCTTGACGGAATGTTAGGTCAAAGGCCTGCTCTCTCTTCGTAGCGCAGATGACAACCCGCGCTCCCGGCTCCGGCGGATCATCCATGAGTCCTTGCTTGAGCGTTATCCCGGCCGCGAATTCAGACTTGCCCCACTTCTTTCCGGTGCTCACGTAGGCTTGAGTGAATCGCCTACAGTCGTTCTCCTTCTTCATCCACCCGTAGACGTTCCACAGTATGAACGTCTGGGAAGGAGATGGTACGAAGTTACTGATAGGTAACTCGTAGTCGCCGGATACGATCTGCTCCAGAGGGATGAACGGCTTGTCAGCCATCTCACCCTTTGTGAACTTGAGAGACCCGGCGAAGAAGAGGCAAGCCTCACGAGCCTTCGCCGGATCGAAGTAAAACCCGCGAGCCTCTGCCTTCTCTAAGTCCTGAAAGTACCGCTCCACGCAGAGCTTGACGAGCCGTCCAGCTACTATCTCGCCGGATCGGACCCCAATGGCATAGTTCTCCGCGACCGACTGCGGGTCATAAGGTCTCCCGGCCGTTGTCGTTCGGACTATGCTATTGCGCCGCGCCGCTTGTTGAGCCGCTTTCAGAGCCTTCGCTCGCAACGGCCGGGTCTCGGCTTCGCGCAACTCGGCTTCCGCCTTTGCTCCGTTGACGAGTTGTGGCTTGGCTCGCCGGAGCCGTTTGCCTTGCTGGCCCTTCGTCATCGACGTTCCGCCGCCTAGCTTCTTGCTCATCGTCCCACTTCCGCCTCTGCGTCTGCGATAGAGGAAAGCGCCTTGGCTGTCTCCGGAGTCGCCGGATATCCTCGCATGTCAACCGCTCGACAGTGCTCGACTACTTCAGCCGGCTCTACGGCTAGGAGCCGCTCAAGCTCCTTCTCCGTATCGCTGATCATAGCGAGCCGGCCATGGTTGTAGATTCGCTCGTGAATGTTCCGAGCTAGGCTACCCCTCATAGCTCCCTTCTGCATAACCTCAATATGAAAGCCGGCTTCTCCCGGTTTCAGTTCTTCTAGCTTCCCAAGTAGCTCAACCAGACTGTTGATCTTGTTGACACGCTCGCGGAATCGGCTGAGTCTACTATCAACCTGCTCCATCAACTTTGCGTTCATTGGTAGCTCCTTTGGCGACTTCGTGAATGGCCGCTAGCGCCTCTCCTAGGAGAGTGCTCTGCGGCACAACCAATACGACGTTCTCTAGCCTCTCCGCTATTAGTTTCAGAGCCGCTTCTAGCTCCGCATACGACTTCCAACCGCCGCCGGACCGTAGGCAATTGACGTACCGCTCGCAATTCTGGAGCATAGCGCAGGGGTCCCCAACGGTAAGGTCCTGTGGCGGGAGACCGGCTGCCTCAAATATCCGGTTGACGTCGGCTGGCATCCAGCATAGATCGTCAGCGTGCTGGGCGTGAACCTCTCGGATAACAGCCATCAGCCGGCCGTACTTCTTCGCATTCTTCTGATACCGCTTGTTGCGCTTATCACCCATTGAGTCCCTAGCCTCTCGCTACGCAGCCGCACTTCCTACAAATCAAACCCCAGCCTACCTTCGCCTGACGAAGCTCCCGTTGACGAAACACGTGTGGGCACTTGTCTCTACTCCGCCTAGGCTTGACGATGACGGACTGAATACGGCCGCGGTCGTAATACCTCTGAACATTAGCCATTGATTTTCCACTCTCAGACGAATACTTGTGCGTATAACCCGTGC